GGAGTTCAACAAAACCACCAGCATTTTTAACTGAGTATGCCCAACGAGTTAGTACACTACTCATTTCATAAAACGCAACTCCCAGTGCTTTAATGCCTTGGAACAGTTTACCAACTAAGAATATGCTACCAATAATTTCAACTACAGTGGCAATAGTTTCAAAGTTGTCACCTAGGAAGTTGATAGCACGACTTAGATAACCAATTGCTCGACCAACACCATCTGTGCCAGTAATGAAATTTGTAAACTTGTCAATGAGTCCACCAACACTTTTATCTAAATTTGCAAAGCCTGTGTTGCCTGTGAGTGCGTTGCTTAATCTGTTTAGGGCCGCTGTTGTGCCCTTTGACTTGGCATCAAACGCATCAGCAAAGGCCGCATTTTGATCTGTGAACTTTTTAATTGCTTCAACAGCCTGTCCACTTGTGGCCACTGTGTCAACTACAACACCACGGAATTTAACAATGAATGAACCATACTTGTTTTCTACAGTGATTAGATCTTCTGTTGCTTTTGAAATCTTACCAAAGCTACCTTGATAAGCATTAGCTACTGCATCAGCAATGTCTTCTGTACTGCGACCACTGCTGATTGCTAACTTGGTCCATGTTTCTAAACTCTTGTAACTGGCATCAATACCATTTGCTCTTAATATACTAAATGCCTTGCCAGCATCATCAATGCTGATACCAAGACGATTTGCTGTGTCAGTTAGATAACTCATAACAGCGGCTGTGTCTTTACCACTACCACTGGTTGCTCGAATTCTTGCTTCTAAGTCGCCAAAGTTCTTAGCTGTTTCTACAATCTTAGCGGCAGCGGCTGAGGTAGCAATGGCTACCAAAGCTGAACCAACAGAGCCTAATGCCTTGTTGGTTTTTGCGGCTTGTTGTTCTACATTTTTTAGACCACCCTCAATGTTACGCATTGAGTTCTTTGTTTGGTCTACTAGCTTGACGATTACATCAAAACTTGCCATATTGAGGATTCTCCTTTAGCTTATTTAGTTTGGCTCTAAACAAGTGAAAAGGGACGCTGGGTCCCTTATCTTCTTTTACTTCTGGCTTTCTCCATGTCAGCCTTTTCTTTTTCAGCTTTCCATTGAAACCATTCACTCCAGGCCTGTATTTCTACAACACTAAAGTCTAATACTGTTGCGATACTACACTTGAGTTCATGTGCTAGATAAAACAAGAACTGAAGTTCTGTATCGCTTTTTAGTTTCCCAAGCCTTGCTCGACAACTCGTTGTGTGTCTGGATCATTCATCTCAGCCATCACACGCATGATGATACTTGGGTCAACAAAACGCATTAGTTCTGGTTTGTCTACTTTGTTAAACAATGGATTGCCATCTGCGTCAAGGCTACGCATGATAAGTGATTCTACGAGTGCCTCAACTGTCTTACCAGCTTGTGTCAATTCAACAATCTTTGATTCTTGTTGGAATGTAGTTGCTGGTTTGTAATAAATCTTTGTTTCCCATTCAGGTACATCAATTGGTCCTTTTAGACCGCCTGCTAGGATTTCTTTAAAGTGCGCTTTTGCACTATCTAATACTTTACTCATGATCGTTTCCTTGTGATTTTATCTAATGCAGGTTGGATGAATCCATTGGGTGCCTGCTTACTATGACCATCTTCTAATGGTTGAATGTAAGGTAATGAACTAGTCGTTACCACTACATTGTAGTTATCATCTTCAACCCGAGGTGGTTTTGTCCAACTACGAGAAGCTGTACCAGTTCTTCGTGGGGTTGTCCTCACAATTTCCTGGTACAGTTCATTTGATAAGCCAGTAAGATCCTTTGAAACTTCTTTACGAAGTTCTTTCATTGTGTTACTGGCTGTTGTTGCCATGCTTTAATCCAAATCGCGTGTTAATGCGCCTGAACCTTGTAGGCTGAAACTAATCTCAACCATACCATCATAACTTGCATTAACTGTCACGCTGTCAATAACACCTGATCCTGAATAGGAAATGCCAGTTGCGCCTGCGTCTGGGTACAAGATGATAGCGGCATTCATACCCACTTGGATATTGTCCTCTAATTCATCTGCTGAATCCCACAAACCTGCAAAACTAGCACTCCACGATCTGGAAAGAGTATAACTCTCATTCCAGGTCGAGAAGTTTCCCATACTGGCAGTATCTACTGTTTGGATATTTGCACTGGAATCAATTGACCATGTGCGTAGATTACCCAATGCTGTTACAGCAGTACCTGCCGCCCCATCAATTGTGCTACCTACAATGATCTTTAAACTGCCATTGCGTCCTGAAGTAACTGCCATCTTAGTAGTCTCCTATTAAGATGCTGTGCTATACGACAGAGCTGACTTACCTTCAAAAGTAACTGAGCACTCAATTAAACCATCAAAGCTTGCGCTACGAGTTAAACTTGTGATCAAACCTGTACCGCTGATTGCGACATCATTGGAGGTGTTGTTACCTTCTGGGTAAATTGCTACAATTGCATTGTTACCAGCTTTGAACTGATCATCTGCTGTTGTAGTATCTGCTTTATCATAGATAAAGTCCACAGTGATTGTCCAAGTTTTAAAACTTGGTACTGTGTCGCGGAAGATGAATCCGCTTGCGCTTCCATTCATTACAGTTGTATCTAGTGTTTCAACTGTATCGTCCAGTGACCATGAACGCATTTGACCTACGATTGTGGCGCTTCCATAAGAAGTGCCTAGGTCTGCGCTTGGTAACTGAACTGTAACTTGACCGTTACGGCCTGCTGTTGCTGACATATTATTGTTCCTTTAAACTTGACCTTTTGTGTACAAGTATCTGATTTGAAAAGTCATACCCATCGCGAAGTATGGTGCGGTTTCGTTGTTGTTAGTTACAACACTAACCAGTTGTGTATCTAATGCGTAGCCTCCACGAGAGGGATCAGCATCTAACAATTCTTCAATTGATTCAATTAAATCATTGCGTAGTGTATCCACTCGTGAATTGCTATTGGTCCACACAGAGATATTTACATCCATGAAACTTTCACGAGTTTGAGTCAAGCCACCTTGTGTGATACTTGTTCGTTCCTCGTTACCGCTTTCAATTACCACTGCTGGGAAAGCAGTCTGTGCCAAGTCTTGGAGTTGAATGCCAGGATCTCTGGTCACTGTTCCAAAACGAGCAGTTTGTTGATTTTTTAATGTATCAACAATGTTCTGTGTAATCAATTCACGCCGGCTACTCATTATCTATACAACCTATCTTGTGCGACTGCGAATTTCTCGCCTGTTTCTACTGTGCCGTCATTGTCTAAATCATATTCTACGCCTGCGCCAAACTGTAAATTCATTTCTTCTTCAAAGCGACTTTGAAAGAAAGCAAGTTGTTCACGGAATGAGTCACCCTCTGGCCTAAAGGTAGAGAGTTTGCTTAGAATATAAACAGCCAACGCACGATAGCATGTAGCACGAGTCCATTGCGAACTTGTTAGTTTAGTTGCGTCATAAGTTGGTAAACCAACTACACTTGAACGCGAACGAACTGTACCAAATTCTTGATTGAACCAGCGAGTCTTGACAATAGTCTCGACATCGCCTTGTGCCATTGCTAGTTCAGCAGTCCAGTCCGCCACACCATGGTCCATGGCAGTGGGAAAGTACTTTACTAAATCATCATTTGTTGCAAAAGGCATTATATTATTTCCTAGTGACAGGGCTAGTCATCTAGCCCTTGTCTGTGTGCTTAACTATTAAGCTGGATCAACTAAAGAGCTGTCAGCAGTAACCTTAACACCGTAGTTGTCATACAACTCGCCTACACCATAGTGCATGCTAGCAACAATGTCAGTACCTAGGTAACTGGCACGGCGTTGTGTTTCAATGTTGATGTCACCAACCATGGCCAAGCCTAATGCTTCGCGGTGGAATACACCACCAACATAGTCACCGGCTGTACCGTTGTTGGCAATCAAATTGCTTTCGTAGACTGGGATACCGAACAATGTACCGATATAACCAGTTGTCATTGCTTCGTTCTGGATCAAACCAGCGTTAGGGTTTGCAAATGTGTTAGTGATAGCAGATTTCAAGTCATAAGCAACATATGGGTTGATAACACATGCTAAGTCTTGAACTGGAACACCACGAGCACGCAATGTAGCGGCTGCTTTGGCGATAGTTGCGGCGCTTAATGCGGCGTCAGCGGCACCAACACCACCAGAGAAGCCACTGAATAGGGCCAATAGGTCTGTGTCAACCTTGCGAGCAATAGCTTCACCAAACAAGCGACCTAAGTCAGCAACAACATTGCTGGCGCTTGATGCAACTGCTAAGTCAGTAACCAATGTACGGATAGCGGCTGTAGTAACTGTCAATGTAGCACCGTCTGTGCTGACTGCTGTGTTACCAACTTCGTCACCTTCAGTAACTGCGGCAGCAGACTGTAGTGGGTAAATTGGAACTGTGATTGTTTTGCCTTGACCTGGAGCCAATGCGAAGTTTTTAACTAGGCCACGCATGATACTGCGCTCGCCTGCAACGAACATTGCTTCAGCTGTAATTGCTGGTAGTAAGTCGTTTAATGTTGTGGTAGTTGAACCTGCCATGATAATATTCCTTTATTTTATCTAAATCCCGCTGTCTTACGATATTCTGCGTAGGCTTTGCGGTGTTCTGGATTTTTCATATCCAATGAACTTAAATCAATTTTGCTGATCTTGGCCTCTTGACCCTGACCAGGTCTTGCGCCTGAACCTGCTGGATTCGCCGCTACAAAGAATGAGTTTTCTTTTAAGAACTCATCAACCAAATCTTTGATGCCCAAAGGCTGTGCCTTGTTAGCATCATAACGAACTTGACCATTAGAATCAATTACTTCTACGCTACCATCAGCACCTAACTTCAAGTTATTGCGTAATAGTGCGGCTACTTTGTCTGGTGCTACAGCCTTGCGAGCTGATGCTTCAGCAATTAGTGCCCCATCAATCTTAATTGTTTCTAATTCTTTAGTAAGCGCAGAAATCCTTTGTTCTGACGCTGACTTAACTTGTGATAATACTTTATCAAACTCTTGACGCTTGAGTGCTTGTTCAGTTTCCTGTTGCTCTCTAATGCTTTTGAGTTGCTGGTATTCATTTACATCAATACCTTGATATTTCTTTTCAACTTGGCTAAGTCTTTTAGTAACAATAGCGTTCACTTCTTCTTGAGTGAATACTTTAGTGTCACTTGGCTGGGTTGTTGTTTGGTTGGTAGAAGCTGATTGCCCATCAATCGTTGCGTCTGCACTTGTACCCACATTATCGCTCATGGTGTCGTTTTTCCTATTTTTTGTGAGGTAGTCCTCAGTGTGTTTATTTAGTCGTTAAAAGAACCTGATTAATCAGTTCCTTCAATAGCATGACGCAGTTGATCAATATCGCTGGCACTTACTTCTGGGTGCATTGCTAAGATTTCTGCGTCAGTATATCCTTCACGGATCATTTGTTCTACATGTGACAAGTACTGTTCTGGTTCCTCGCCTGCACTTGGGTGTGTTTCACCTGGAGTCATAGCACCACGGCCTGCTCCATCTGGATCTTGAGTAACAACAATACTTTGTTGGATGGCTTCAATGGTCTCATCATCCTCTAAGGTGATTTCAACAATGGCTTTCTTCGCTTCTGCTTGGTACAATGGGTTATCAACAAGGCTCAAACCTTGTGCCAATTGTGCAAGATCGCGAGCTTTGTCGCGAATAGAGAACGAAGTTTCGTAACTGATTTCAAAATCTTCACTAGGTTCAATGCCCTGCCATGCAAAGAATAGGTCCCAAATCTTGTATTCTACTTTTTCTAGTGTTGCGGCTTTGTCAGCAAGACGGGCATTAAGCACCAAAAAGTCTGCTTCAGTTGCAACACCACTTTGTGTTTTCTCACCACGAACTGCTGTCAAGTGTGTCATACGGTCAATTGCATCTTTGTGATAGTTGATTGCTTCCAAGATACTTTGTACAGTAGCACCTGATGGCTGTAACAAGAATGGTTTCAAATCACCTGGCAAGTTTTCAGGCATATTGATAATTGCGCCTGCTCCGCCTGCGGCCTGTGTGTCCGCTGTCTTAACTAGACTAGGGCTCGAACTAATACGAATGTTCTGCTCTAGTTCGCTTGTCAAGTTATAAATGGCTCTTTGATGGTCTGCGGCATCAGCAATGTCGCTTTGGCCTAGGCCATTTTCCAACTTACGACCATTATAAGCACAAAACACAGGCACCTTGCCCAGTGGATTGATATATTCAATTTGCTTTAGGATCTTTGAGTATTCAATTACACTAATGTTGTCAATGCTGTTGACATTGATATCACCAGTTGAGCGTGTGCCTGACAACTGTCTGCGTTCTACATGATATTCATACACCACTAGTGGTGTCCATACACGGATAACATCATGACTATCATAACTGGCTTCACGGATCTTGACATAAACAAGTTCTGCTTTGCCGTTTAAGGCACGCTCATACTGCCAGTCCAGTACTTGTAGCGGACTATACAAACTGGTATAAGGACGGATGCCTAAGGCTTGTT